CAAGCAGAAGAAAGACAACCAGCTCAAGAAGGTGGTTTAATGGAAGAAGAAAATGTTATGCCGGTTGAACAACAACCTGTACAGCAAAATATTCGTGTTACCAAAGAAACAGTCGGTCCTCAAGCATGAATGCAAGAAGAAGAAGACTTAGTTGGAGACGAACTTAAAAAATCTATGCTTTCTACTAGACCATATGTAAGGAGCTAACAAGGGATAAAGCTACCCTAGCAATAGGCACTTTATCAAAATATAACAACCGAAAGGCGACCTTTACAAGACAAGCCCTGCAAGTGCACACCGCAGCTACCTTGTTAAACGAAGCCCTTAGTAGGAGGATAGAAAATGACTGAACAAGTCGGAAAAGAGGAACAAGCCAATCCTTATAATTTAAAAAAATCTTGGCATGACGGTGAGGATAAACCTTTTAAATCAAGTAACGAAATGTTTTTTGAAGAACCTACAAACGAAAGTAACGAAGTTACTGAAGCTGTAGCAGAACCTCAAGAAGCTATTCAGGAAGAAGCTAAAGAAGCTCCTTATAAAAAACCTGACTATAAAAAACGTTATGATGATTTGAAAAAACATTATGATTCTAAACTTAATGAGTTTAAATCTAGGGAACAGGAACTACTTGAAGAAGCTACTAAAAATAAAACTGATTACGAAGCTCCTAAAACCGAAGAAGAACTTGAACAATTTAAGCAACAATATCCTGATGTTTATGAAGTTGTAGAAACAGTTGCTCACATGCAAAGTGAATCTAAGGCAAAAGTTCTAGAAGAACGTCTTAGTAAACTCCAACAGCGTGAAGTAGAAATATCACAACAAGAAGCAGAAAAAAGGTTACTAGAAAGACATCCTGATTTTGACGATGTTAGAAACAGTGATGATTTTCATACATGGGCAAAAGAACAGCCAGAGTCTATCCAAGACTGGATATACAAAAATGCTGACGATGCCGATTTAGCTAGTCGTGCAATAGATTTATTTAAGAAAGATATAGGTATGGAAGTTACTCCTAATAAGATAAAGTCATCTTCTAAAAAGACTAAGTCTGCCGCTGATATGGTATCTACTAAAACAACAAGCGTAGAACCTGCACAGCAAAAGATATGGTCTGAAAAGGAGATTGCTGCAATGAGCATGGCTGAATTTGATAAACACGAAAGTGAAATTAGTGAAGCAATGCAACAAGGCAGAATCATTAAATAACTATAAAACACAGGAGAATATCCCATGGCTCAATTTTTTGAACCCGGAACGGATACTGATGCTAACTTTGCAAACTCCGTCAGTGGACAAACTAATAGTTTTTTCCTACCTTCGATTTATTCTAAAAAGGTTTTAAACTTTTTCAGAAAGTCTTCGGTAGTTGAAGCTATCACTAACACTGATTACGCTGGAGAAATATCAGCGTTTGGAGACTCTGTAAAGATTATCAAAGAGCCAGTAATTTCTGTATCAGCGTATACTAGAAATTCTGACACAACTGAAACTAGACTAACTGACCAAGAAGCTTCTTTGGTAGTTGACCAAGCTAATGCTTTCAAATTCATCGTTGATGATATTGAAACTAATATGTCTCACGTTAACTTTAAAGAAGTCGCTACTTCATCAGCCGCTTATGCTCTTAAAGATGCATACGATGCTGCTGTCTTAGTCGAGATGTTTGCCGGTTGTTCTGCTTCTTCACCTAATCACATTTTAGGTGCTGACAGTGCAACTGACTTAGGTACAGGAGTCTTCGATGGCTCTGGTGCTGCTGACTTAGGTCCATCTGAGACTGACCCTCTAGACTTAATGGCTAGAATGGCTAGACTATTAGACGAACAAAATGTACCTGAAGAAGGTAGATGGTTCGTTGCTAGTCCTGACTTCTATGAAGTACTAGGTCAATCATCTTCTAAATTGCTGTCTGTAGACTTCAACGCAGGTCAAGGCTCAATTAGAAATGGTTTAGTATCAAGTGGTAAACTTCGTGGATTTGACATGTACAAATCAAACAACATTGCTGCAACATCTAATGCTGCTGGTAAATGTTTGGCTGGACATATCTCATCTACAGCTACTGCACAAACTATTCTTTCAACAGAAGTGTTGAGAGACCCAACTTCGTTTGGTGACATAGTTCGTGGATTGCATGTATACGGAGCTAACGTCTTAAGAGACGAAGCTTTAGTTTCTGCATTCTATGGTATTGACTAATACTAAATTTGGGGAGGTCTTCGGACCTCTCCTTTTTTATAAAAATTAAAAAGGATAATAAAATGATGTACGGTAAAGATAAAGATAAAAAGAAAAAAATGATGTATGGTGGAATGGCTAAAAAGAAAATGATGAAAGGTGGAAGAGCTATGTATGGACATGGTGGCGAAGCAATGTCTAAAGCTAAACCTTGCTAACATGAAAGTTGAAGCACCTAAAGGTTATCATTGGATGAAAGATGGTAAAGGTTACAAGCTTATGAAGCACACTGGAAAGTTTGTTAAACATAAAGGTGCTTCATTAAAAGCAGATTTTAAAATACAAAAAGTTCATAAAAAATAATGGCAACTACATATTTAGATTTAACCAATGAAGTACTTAGAGAACTAAACGAAGTTCCTTTAACATCTACAAACTTTGCAAGTGCTGTAGGTTTTCAACAGTTTGTTAAAGATTCAATAAACAAAGCTATTTTTGATGTGGCAAACGAAGAACCACAACTACCGTTCTTTTCCGCAGGACTAAGTGGAGCAACAGACCCTTTCTATGGAAACACAACTGTAGCTTCAGTAGCTGGACAAAGATGGTATACTTTAAAAGATGGCAGTTCTAGTTTAACTACAGACTTTGCATCTATTGATTGGGATGACTTTTACATTACAACAATAAATGTATCAGGTGAAGCAGCTCCATTTGTTTCTAATGGGTTAAAACACATTAACCTTGAAGAGTGGCGAAGATTTTTAAGAGATTCAGAAAATGCAGATGATGCAAATACACAAGCTTATGGTGAACCTAAATATGTATTTAAATCTCCAGATAGTAGAAAGTTTGGATTAAGTCCAATACCAGACAAAGTTTATAACATACATTTTTATGCTTTTAATAGACCAACAGCATTAAGTGCTTTTGGTGACGAAATAGTTTTTCCAGAACAATACAGTAATGTAATTACAGCTAGAGTTAGATACTATGTATGGCAATTTAAAGAAAGTCCACAACAAGCTGCATTTGCATTAGAAGATTATAAAAAATCATTAAAACACATGAAGTCAAGTTTAATTAACCCTACCCCAAGAACTATGGTAGATGACAGACTTTATTACTAAACACTAGAGGAATAATATGGCATTAACAAAAATTTCAAGAAACTTATTAGACACAGGAGTTTCTGATAGTTCTGATGCTACGGCTATAACTATTGATAGTAGTGAAAGAATTGGTATTGGCACTACAAGTCCAGCTTTTAAATTAGATGTTAATGGCAGTCTTTCTAGTAATGGTAATGAAAATGTAATGCGAATTGCTGGTTCAGATACTAACAATGCAGGTGGTATTACTATAAATAGTGTTTATGGTAATAGTGCTTCTGCAAGAGTTTCAACTTTATTTAGTATTGATGGTCAAGACCAAGCATCGCCATTAGCATTTGGAAGCGGTACTTCAGAAAAAATAAGGATTACTTCTGCTGGTAAAGTTGGTATTGGATTAACAAGTCCACAAGCTGTACTTGATGTTGTATCTTCAGGTGCAACTTCAACTGCTTTTAGAGTTTTAAAAAGTGGTACATCAACACAAAACTTACACGCTGCAACAGAAATATCAGGACATGGCAGATTTAGTATTTATGATAGTTCTGAAAACGAAGATATAAGATTTGATAGTAATGGTGATTCTTACTTTAATGGGGGAGATGTTGGTATTGGTACTACTTCACCAACTACAAAATTAGAAGTTCAAGAAACCACAGGAACTGTATTTGCAGGTCGATTTTTTCACGGCTCTAATCCTAGTAGCAGTCCACCACAAGGTGTACGAGTAGATTTTGGATACACTCCAAATAACGGAACTTCAGAATTTTTAAAATGCAGAGATAGTGTAAATAGTTCGGCTGTTAATAGAGCTGTAATAATGTCAAATGGCGGTATCGGTAATTTTACTACTAATGACTTTAATTATTCTGATGAAAGAATGAAGAAAGACATAAACAATGCAACAGCACAGTTGGACAATGTAAAAAAATTACAATTAAAAACTTTTCGCTACAAAGAACAAGAAGATAGTGAGCCTACAAATTTAGGTGTAGTTGCACAAGATATTCAAACAGATTTTCCAGCTCTTGTGACTGAGCAAGGAGAAGGAGATGAAGCAAGGTTAGGAGTTAAAGAGCAACAAATTATGTGGATGGCAGTTAAAGCAATCCAAGAACTATCAGCAAAAGTAGAGGAACTAGAAAGTAAAATAAATGAGTAGAAGTCAACCTTATACAGTAGCATGTGCTGGAGGTCTAGTTACTTCATCAAATGCTATTGACTTGCTTAAAACTCCCGGTGTAGCAACTGAGTTAAAAAACTTTGAAGTTTCTACCAAGGGTGGTTATAGACGTATCAATGGCTTTACAAAGTTTGGTGGTGGTAGTGCCGTACAACCTACAGGTAGTTCAACAACTATCTTAGGTGCAATACCTTATGCCGATGGTGTAGTTGTTTGTGCAGGTACAAGTATTTATTTTAGTCAGACTGGTACAAGTTGGTTAGAAATAAATAGAGCTAGTGTATCTGGTAGTGGCGATGACCATACAGCTTTTACAGGTCGTAGTGTTGCTGCTAGAACTGGACAAGGACAATGCCAGTTTGCTTTGTTTGAAAGTGCAACATCAGATTACGGTACATTAATTATTTCTGATGGAGCTAACGAACCTTTCTTTTTTAGAATGGAAGGTACAGGTGCTAATATAAATACTAGAACTTTTTTTGCTGGTGAAATAACTGTAACAGGTACAAAGTCAGTTGAGTATGTAACAGTACATGACAAACACTTAATAGCTGCTGGAGTTGAAGATAATTTAAATACTATATTTTATAGTTCAACTTTAGACCCATTATCTTTTTCAGGTTCTGGTTCTGGTTCTATTGCATTGGAAGACCAAATAAAAGGTATTAAAAGTTTCCGTAACGAATTATTTATATTTTGTGAAAATTCAATATTTAAACTACAGAATATAAATAATTCTAGTACAGTTGCTGTAATACCAGTTACTAAAAATGTAGGTTGTTTAAGTGGTCATAGTATTCAAGAGATTGCCGGTGACTTAATATTTTTAGCACCAGATGGATTAAGAACAGTAGCTGGTACAGCAAGAATTGGAGATGTGGAGTTGGGAACTGTTAGTAGTAGCATACAAAATATTGTAAGTGACTTAGCTGAAAGTATAAATCTTTACACAATAACCAGTGTAGTGCTGAGAGAAAAATCACAATATAGATTATTTTATACAAACACTGGAGCTGCTGATAGTACGCAGAGAGGAATTATTGGTACATTAAGACCTAATGGTTTTGAGTGGTCAGAAACTAGAGGATTAGAAGTTACTGCTATTGGTTCTGGTTTTGACAATACTGGTATTGAAAAATATTATCACGGTGATACTAATGGTAATATTTATCAACACGATACTGGTGATGACTTTAATGGTACTGCTATTTTAGCAAGATATACTACACCAGATTATGATTATGGTGATTTAGGAACTTTAAAAACTTTACATTATCTTAGAGTTTCTATGGCAACAGAAGGTATTGTAGAACCTGATGTACAAGTTAAATTTGATTACAACAGTACAGATGTACCACAACCAACAGATTTATTTGACTTAGGAGTTGTAAATCCACCTTCATTATTTGGTGGTGCAGTATTTAATACAAATAAATTTGCTGGACAAAACAATCCAATGATAAGAGTACCTTTGCAAGGCAGTGGTACAAGTAATAATTTTACAGTTATTAGTAACGATACTAAACCAAGCTACACAGTTAACGGACTTTATGTAGACTTTATACCTTCGGGCAGGAGATAATTATGGCACAAACATACACAAGACAAAGTACATTTGCAGATGGCGATACTATAACTGCAGCTTTGTTTAATGATGAATATAATCAGTTAGTAAATGCTTTCGCTTACTCTTCAAGTAGTGCAAGTTCTACTGGACACAGACACGATGGTACTGCTGGACAAGGTGGTAATATTCATACTATTGGTGATTTAGATTTTCTAAACAAAATAGTTGTAGATAGTACAAATAATAGATGGGGATTTTATGTAGAGGTTTCTTCTTCTGCAGTTGAGCAAATAAGATTACAAGACGGTGCTTTACTTCCAGTTACTGATAGTGATGTTGATTTAGGAACAAGTTCATTATATTTTAAAGATGCTTATATAGATTCAATTACAACTACAGGTAATGTTGCAGTAGGCGGTAATTTAACAGTCACAGGTACTACAACTTTTAATGGTGGCACAATTACCATGGGTGATGCTGCTACTGATAATGTAGTATTTGGTGCTGATGTAGACTCAAACATTATTCCTGATGATGATGACACTTATGACTTAGGTAGTTCTTCACAACAATGGCGAAACATATTTATTGATGGTACTGCTGAAATCGATACTCTTGCTCTTAATGGCACTACAGTAACTTCAACTGCTGCTGAACTTAATATCCTTGATGGTGTAACAAGTACTGCTGCAGAACTTAATCTTTTAGATGGAGTTACTTCAACGACAGCAGAACTAAACATACTTGATGGAGTTACCTCAACTGCAGCAGAGTTAAATATCTTAGATGGTGTAACAAGCACTGCAGCAGAACTTAATATCCTTGATGGTGTTACAGCTACTGCAGCAGAAATAAATGCTCTTGATGGTATTACTTCAACAGTTGCAGAGTTAAATATTTTAGATGGTGTTACAGCAAGTGCTGCAGACATTAATCTTATAGATGGAATTACCAATGGAACAGTAATAGCAAGTAAAGCTATTATAACAGATGCAAACAAAGACATAACTGGTGGTAGAAATATTACTATTAGTGGTGAGCTTGATGCAGCTACACTTGACATATCAGGTGATGCAGACATAGACGGAACATTGGAAGCCGATGCAATTACTATTGGTGGAGTTACTTTAGCAGAAACAATTAGTGATACTGTTGGAGCAATGGTAACAAGTAATACTGAAACTGGTATTACAGTTACTTATGATGACTCTGATAATACATTAGACTTTGTAATTGGTACACTTAATCAAGACACTACAGGTTTAGCAGCTACTGCAACAGCTTTAGCAACTGCAAGAACTATTGGTGGTACAAGCTTTGATGGTACAGCTAATATTTCTGTAGGATTAGCAGATACAGCCACAGCTTTAGCAACTGCAAGAACAATACACGGTGTTTCGTTTGATGGTACAGCTAATATAGACCTTTCTGAAGTTATTCAAGATACTGTAGGTGCTATGGTATCTAGTAATACTGAAACAAATATTACAGTAACTTATCAAGACTCAGACGGTACATTAGATTTTGCATTCAGTGGTTCAGCAGATACTACAGGTAACGCAGCAACTGCGACAGCTTTGGAAACTGCTAGAACTATTCATGGAGTATCTTTTGATGGTACTGCAAACATAGACTTAACAGAAGTTGTACAAGATACAGTAGGAGCTATGTTCAGTTCTAATACTGAATCCGGTATTACTGTAGCTTATGAAGACTCAGACGGCACTATAGACTTAACAGTAGGAACTCTTAACCAAAATACTACAGGTTCTGCAGCTACTTTAACAACTGCTAGAACTATTGGTGGAGTAAGCTTTGATGGTAGTGCTAATATTACTCCTACAACTTTTACAACAGCTACGTTCTCAGGAGATGTTAATGTAGATAGTGGTGTTTTATTTGTAGATGTAAGTGAAAATAGAATAGGTATTAATCAAACTTCACCAGATGTATCATTAGACTTAGGTGCTAATACAGATTCAATACATGTACCAGTAGGTACTACAGCCCAAAGACCGGGAAGTCCTGCTGCAGGTTACTTTAGATATAATTCAACTACCGGTGGCTTTGAAGGTTATACAGATGAATGGGGTGCTATAGCTGGTGGTGGAGGAGGAACTGCTCCTGTAATAAATACGATGACAGGAGATGGTTCTGATACTACACTATCTTTAAGTGTAGCTCCAACAAATGAAAATGCTACTTTTGTAACTTTAGATGGTGTACTACAGCATAAAGATACTTACTCAGTTTCAGGCTCAACTTTAACATTTTCAACAGCACCGCCAACTGGTGTAAAAGTAGAATGTATTACTTTAACTACTACAAGTATCAGTACTGCTACTACTGTACAAGATGCTGATGCTGATACTAAAATTCAAGTAGAAGAAAGTTCTGATGAAGATAAAATTAGATTTGATACTGGTGGTACTGAACGAATGGTATTAGATTCTACAAGTTTAACAGTTACTCCAAAAATTGTATCTGATGCAGGTGTAGAAATTGATAATATTACTATTGATGGTACAGAAATAGATTTATCAAGTGGAAGCTTAACTGTTGATGCTGCACAAAATATTATATTAGACCATGATTCAGGTCATTCATTAGTTTTAGCAGGTTCAGGTACATCTTATGGTTCATTTTTTATAAATAATACTACTAACTTGGCTATTGCTACAGCTATCTCTGGTGCAGGAATAGAATTTTTTGCTAACGGCTCAGAAAGAATGAAAATTGCTTCTGATGGAAAAGTTGGAATTGGTACTTCAAGTCCAAATAGAAATTTAACAGTTTTTGCTTCATCAAGTCCTGTGCTGAATGTAAAAAACTCTAATGCAGATTTACATTTAGAAATGGCTGGAGAAAATGCTTATGTAGGAAACTCTTCATCATCAGGATTTTTACAACTTTTTACTAATAATGGAAGTTCTACTTCGCAGTTTAATGCTGATGGAAGTTTTCAAATAGGAGCTGCTTCAATAGCAAATTTAAAATTTAGTCAAAGTAGTGATGTTATATCTATCACAGCTAAAAAAGATGGCACAGATGATATTGATTTAGCTTTTATTACTCAAGCTTCTGGTGGTACTGCAGCAGAAAGAATGAGAATAAAATCTGATGGTAAGGTTGGTATTGGCACAACCGCACCTGAATATATATTCCATGCAAAAGCATCAGGTGCTGGTACTAATTTTAAATTTCAAACAGCAGGGGGTGGTGATACTTTATATATAGATTTAACTACTTCAGGTGGTACAGGTTTTATAGGTAAAGCAGGTTCAAGTTTAGAATTTTATCCACAAGGTACAATTAGTGTTGAATTTGCTAATGGTGGTAATGCAAAATGTGTAGGTTCTTTTTTAAGTAATCAATCTTTATCAGACATGAGATTAAAAGAAAATGTTAAACCAATTACAAATGCTTTATATAAAGTTAGGCAGCTTGAAGGTCTTACATGGAAATATAAAAAAGATGGTACAGTGAATACAGGACTTTCTGCTGATAAATTAATAGAAATATTACCTGAAGCAGTAGGAGAAGATACTTTAATTGGTGATGATAATGGCGAAAAATATAAACACATAAATTATGGCAATACTGTTGGTTTATTAGTTGAAGCAATTAAAGAACAACAAGAACAGATTGAAGCCTTACAATCTAAAATTAACACACTGAAAGGAGGTGAATAAAATGGCAATTAACTACACATGGAATGTAAGCACTGTAGATGTTAAAGAAATAGACAGCAACGCTGATACTGTTTTTAATGTCCACTGGAGACTTACTGGAACTGATGATACTAATACTGTTAAAGATATGAGTGATAATGATGTCGCTGCTGCTTCTACAGTATATGGCTCAATAGGTTTAGACACTTCAGACTTATCAAGCTTTACAGCTTTTGCAGATTTAACTGCAAGTGATGTACAAGGTTGGGTTGAAGCTGCTATGGGTGCAGATAAGATTACAGAAATAAAAGCTGGTCTTGATGCAAATATAGCTGAGTTAGTTACACCAACAGTTCAAACTAAACAGGTAGGCTAATATGGAACTATCTTCGTATCTGATTTGGAATGCTTTTATAACATTAGTCCTAGCTCCAATACTCTACAACATTCGACAAAACTCTCAAGAAAATAAACGTATTGATATTTTGTTAAATAAAACTAGAGAAGAAATAGCTAGAGACTATGTTACTAAAAGTGAGTCCAGAGCAGTTATGAAAGACTTAGTAGATAGATTAGATAAATTAGATGAAAAGCTTGACAAACTGTTTGAATTAAGGTAAAATAGTATATGAAGAAAAAGTACAAAAGAGCAGGTACTAGTTCTGAACGTCAAGACTATCGCAAAGGTGGTCAAGTTTCTAAAGACGGTCCAAGAGAAAAATTTAACGATGGCGGGTATGGAACTTCCTTTAGTCAACAAATGGCTCAAGCCTATAGTTCAGACCCTCTTAATTTAAATTTAAATATAAATCCAGAACAAATACAAGCACGAGGACAACAAATGGTATTGACAGAAGAACAAAAAGCAGCTACTAGAGCTGAACTAGAACAGGCTAAAGCAGGTCAAGTTCCTGTTGGTGGTCAAATACCTGAAGTGCAGCAAGTAAATGCTGATATGCCACAGCAGACTACTACAATGCCTACAGCTACTACTGTAGGTCAAACTCAAGTTGCTACAACTCCTGCAGAACAAGTTACAACTATACAACCTCCACAAACTGTAACTACTCCTACAGTTGCTCCAGTTAGTACTATTCAACCTGCACAGATAACTCAAGCTCCTGCCGTTACTGCTGCACAAACAACACTAGCTGATGAAGAACTTGCTAAAATTGCAGGGGTAGATAGAATACAACCTATTGACCCTGCTGAAGTAAAAGTAGAAGAAGGAGCAGTTGCTCAAAGAGTAGTAGGTCAAATAAGTCCACAGTCTATCGCTACTGCAGCTCAAGCAAGTGGTACAACATTAGCAAGAGTTACTAGAGCTAAAAAACAATTAAGAACTGCTGGATTAGATGAAGCAACAATTACTGCGTTAGGAGATAATCCTGAAGCACTGGAAGATAGGCTAACTGATTTTACTGAAGCACAGAGAGGTGTAATCGAAGGTTTACCACAAGAAGCCTTAGTTAGTAATCAATTAGATACTTTATTAAAAGGAATTGAAAATGGTGAAATACCTACATGGGCACAACCTGCAGTAGCTGCTGTAGAGCAAATGTTAGCTCAAAGAGGTATGTCAGCTTCTACAGTGGGTAGAGATAATTTAATAAATACTATAATACAATCTTCAGTTCCGATTGCTCAAGCTAATGCTCAAGCTATACAACAGTCAGTAGCACAAGAAAAAACTTTAATAAGTCAAGAAGCTTTAGCTAATGCTCAGTTTCAACAACAAACAGCATTGCAAAATGCTAACAATGTTTTTAGATTAGACTTAGCACAATTTACTGCTGACCAACAAACTTCTTTAGCTAATAGTAAATTTTTACAAACTGTTTCATTACAAAATGCTACAGCAGAACAGCAAGGCGTTATTCAAAACGCTGTATTAATGTCTCAAGCAAATATTGTAGAGGCTGATGCAAATACAAAGTTAGCTATACAAAATGCAAAATCTTTTTTATCAGTAGACTTAGCCAATTTAAATGCAGAGCAACAAGTAAATATATTAAGAGCTCAACAAGACCAGCAAAGAATGCTAACTAATCAAGCTTCACAAAATGCTGCTGCACAGTTTAATGCTACCAGTACAAATCAAACAGAGCAATTTATGGCTAACTTATCTGCACAAATGAATCAGTTTAATGCAGCTCAAACAAATGCTATTTCTGAATTTAATGCTACTCAAGCTAACGCTGCTGCAGCTAGAGATGCTGGTAGAACTGCAGAAGTAAATAGATTAAACTCACAACTAGCTACACAGATTGACCAGTTTAATGCTAATCAAGATTTTGCTAGAAATCAATGGAATGCACAGAATGCTGCTACTGTTGAAGCTAGTAACATTCAGTGGCGAAGACAAGCTAATACTGCAAACACTGCAGCACAAAATGCAGTTAATTTACAGAATGCTCAGAATGCTTTTAATCTAAGTACTCAAGCACAAGCTTTTATTTGGCAAGAGCTTAGAGACCAAGCTGACTTTGATTTTAGATATGCAGACAATCAAAAAGCAAGAATAAGTGCTTTACTAAACACAGCACTAGCTGCCGACCCTGCTAGTTATAAAGATACTGCAGGTTTAGAAAGTTTAATACTAGCATTATCAGACGATGTATCATAGGAGAATATAATGGGAATACTTGACGATATAAAAAAAGTTGGAAAAAAAGTATATGGTGGTGTTAAGAAACAAATTAGCACTGTTGCTAAAGGAGTTAAAAAGGCTGTTAATTTAGTTAAAAAAATTCAAAAGAAAACTTTTAAAGGAGTTAAAGAACTAACTAGAAACAAATATGTACGGCTAGGTTTAATGATAACAGCAGCCGTTATGTTACCCGGAGCTATTGCTGCGTTACCTGCTTTAGGAGGATTAGGAGTAACTGCTGCTGCCGTGGCTACTGGTGCGATTAGTGGTGCAGTAATGGGAGCAGGTGGAGTTGTTCTAGCTGGTGGTAGCTTTAAAGATGCTTTAAAAGCTGGAGCATTCGGTGCTGCAACTGGAGCTGCCTTTGCTGGAATTGGTTCAAAAATTAAACAAGCTCAAGCTGCAAAAGCTGGAGGAGAAAGTCTTGATTTGACTCAAGGTAAATTAGATGCTATGGGAGCAGACGGCACTTTAGATGCTTCAGCTTACGGTGATAATTTTGCTGAAAATTTAACTGACTACCAAGAAATGAGAGAAATAACAGGAACAGGTCAAATAAGTACAGACGTAACTGCACCAACAGATGTTTCTGCAGCTATCGCAGATTCAGGATTATCTGCAACTCCTAGAGGAACTTTAACAGACGTAAATCCTTTAAAACCAGACACTATATTTATGGATGAAATAGGTGCTACTTTTGCTAAGACTGCTGATGGATTCAAACCTGTATCAAGTTTAAATACTTATACTTTACCTGAATTAAATATAAATACTTCTGGTATTACTGACTTTACATCAGATATAAGTAATCTTCAACCTAAGTTTGATTTAGCTACTGGAGTTAGTCAAGGCAGTTTAGATTCTACTCTTGCTTCATTTAGACCAGAAGGATTTGGAATGCCTGACCCACTTTCATTAGGCGACCCGACTGCAGGTTTCCAACAAAACTTAGCAAATGTTTCTCCGGGTTTTAAACCTGATACATCTATGCTTAGAGACCAGTTATCTGTAGATTTTTCAAATCCTGATGTAGGTCTTAGAAATGTAGCAATAACTAAACCTATGTCTTATGGAGAAAAACTTGCTCAAAATATTAAAGACTCTTTCAGTGCTGAAAAAGTAGTTGATGGTGTAATGGATTTTGGTATGAGTGTTGCAGGTACAGCAGCAATGGGTGCACTTCAAGGAGATGCACCTTTACAACCCGGAAGAGCATCAGAGCCTCTATACGGCACTGGTCAAGGAATAGCTAGTCAACCTTTCCAAGCTGCTTTAATGGCAGCAGATATAAACCCACTCGCTGCTTATCAAAATTTAACTTATGGTTCAGGAGATATAAATGCAGCCGGTGGAGAATTATTTAGACAACAAATATTACCAATACAGGTGGGATAATGGCAGAACAAAAAATTAATCCTTTAAATAGAAAATTTATTAAAAGAAATTTATCAGATGCGATGATACAAAGTGTATCAGATGTTGCTGAAGCAGATATTGATATATCAGAATTAGTAGATGCGATAGATAAAGAACCTACTAAACTAATAGCTGACGGTAAAACATCTGAACCAGCTTTAAATCAATTAGCAAATGATACTGTAAAAGGTGTAGCAATTCCCGGACAATCATTAGTTAATGACCCTGAAAATCCTTATCCTTGGGAAAAACCTGCAAAGTTTGCTAACCCTAGAGATGCTCTAACTTCTATCACTGCAGATATTTTAAACCCTGAAGCAATGAAAGGTATTATAAAATCTTTAGCAGATGGAGTTGCAGTAACTGATATTACTAATACAATCTTGTATACAAAGTTTGTTAATGGCGAAATAAATCCTGACACTATGTTATTATTAGCAGAGCCTATCATGTATACCGTAATGTCAATAGGTTCTGAAGCTGGTATAGAATATAATATTGAACCTAATGATATTGGTGAATCTGATGAAGTTGAAGTAAATGAACGAGTAGCACAGTTTAGAAAAGCTGCTGAAGACATTAGAAGTAAAAAACAAATTACTGATGATAATAAAGATATAGCAGTTGCTAGAGCAGAAGAAGTGGTAGGAAAAAATTTACTAGATAAAATAAAAGATAAAGGTCCAGAAATGAGAAGCTTACTAACTAAACAAGAAGAGGTAGTGTAAAATGTCAGAAGATTCAAGAAAAAAATTCTTTAGTGGTGCGATAGTTGATTTAGGTATGCAAAAAGACTTTGAGATATTTAGTTTATTGGCAAAAAACAAGGGTGGAAAAAGCGACAAAGCCAAAGCATATTTTTATACAGGTCTATATGGTGTTTTTAAAGGTAAACAAAGAAAACTACAACAGAGATTATTAGATAATCTTACCAACTTAGATGAAACTTTTCAAACTGAACAAGACTCTAGAAGAACTATTTATAATAAAGAAAATGAAAACAGAAATTTTTATGATAAATATAAAGCAAACCCAAGTCAAGGTATACAAGACTATGCTAAATTTCTTTACAATAATGACGAAGCTATTTCTCAATCAGCAGTAAATTATGGTAATAAAGGTTTCTATAAAGGTGAAACTGGTGCTTTAGTAGATACCTTGTGGCAAAGTAAATTAAAAGAAGCTGAAAGAGATTTAGAACAAATGGGTAAAAATCCTTTAATAACTTCAAGAACTTTTCAAGAGTATGATAAAGTTTATTACGATACTTACAAAGCTGAAAAAAGACAATTTAAAGATGACCCAACTCAATCAAGTTTATTAAAATCTGCTGCCAATAAAGTATTTCCTTCTTGGTTTGACGATAGAAAAGCTGATTTACAATTAGCTGTTGAAGAGGGTAATAGAGTAATAGATACTCAAGAACAAAATGAAAAGTTTGGAAGTTTAGCTGCTGCAGATTACTTGGCTGCTCAACCAAAATTTGATAAAAAACAAGCTGTAAAACAAGTTACAGATGCTTATGGAGATATGTTATCTTATGGTGAGCTTGAAATTGTAACAAGAAGAATTAATTCTAAGCCTGAAAATCAAGTGTTTACAGATGATGAGCTGATAAGTTTAACTGTTAGTACTAGAATATTAAATCCTAACAATCAATCGCCATTGAGAAAAAAAATAGAAGAAGCTAAAGAATTTCATAAAGAAAAATATTTATCTGATAATAAGGTAACAAGTCTTCCTCCAAGAGGAACTGATGATTATGCAATATATAAAGAATCACAAAATGACTATGTAAACTTAAATGTATTTAGTACAGAAGCTAAAGTTGTAAAAGATGCTAAAAACCTTCTTGCTATTATAAATAATGAAAGTATTGACAAAGGAATAAGAAGGATTGCTCAAGCACAATATAATAATTTAGGTATTGATAAAACTCAAAGTGCGTTAATAGTAGATGTTATTAGGGATTATATGGATTCTGAGAATGATACAACTATACAGGAACTAATAAATGATGAAAAAGATGCATTAAAGAAGAACTCAAATTATATACCTAAATATCTGACTGATATAGAATTTCTTCAATATAATATAAAAAGAGCTTTAGAGTTACATAAGGTAGGCACTCAGATTCCAATAATTGAATAGACTTTTATAATGTCAGACAACAATAAAAAACCTGAATTAGAATCAAAAGATTTTCCAGTTTTAAATTTTCTTTCCAATCTTGGTCAAAGTATGCAAGAGGACAGAGGTGCAATATCTCCATCTGAAAATTTTGACAAAGTATCTCCATCGAAAAAATTTAAAGGATTTGAAGAGCCTAGTGATAATCCTTATGATTTTTCTAAAAAAATGATAGACTTACGTGAGAAAAGTCAAGAATATAATAGAAGTGTTGGTGCTATTATACCAGAGTTAATTGGGGGAACTATGGAAGTATATCGTGATTTTATTGATGAACCAACAAGAGAAGAACAAATTGATACTGCTGAAGCTTTAAAAAAATTCTATACCTTTACATCGTTTAAAAATCCAGAGGATATTGAAATAGTAGAAAATGAAGCAGGTAGAATTGTTGCAAGAGTTAAAGACCCTGAAGGAGTTGGTAGTAAATTAGTTAGAGGTATTGGAGAGTTTACTGCTGCTATGTATGGGTTAGGAAAAGTTCCAAAAATTGGAGCTTTTTTAGCTCCTGCTGCTGTTGTAGAAAAAGGTAAAAAACTAGCTGATACTGTTACGTTTGGTAAAAAAGAATTAAAAACATTTGCAGCAACAACTTTACAAGCAGAAGCAGCAGCACAAATTGTTTTAAATCCTTATGAAGAAAGACTTGCTGACTTTCTAGGGGGTTTTATTGCTGACGATAATGAAGGTTTTTGGGGTGGTTTTGAAGATTACATGCTAGACCCTCTTAAAACAGATAAAGAAAAAACTGCATTAGAAAATAGATTAGCACTATTTGGTGAGGGGTTAGCTGTTTCTGGAGCAATGGTAGGAGGAGTTGGTTTAGCAGGTGCTACATATTTAGGCGGTAAAACTTTAATTAATTTTTTAAAGTCTGTTAAAGAAAAAGGTCCTGAAGCTGCTGAAGAATTTGTTAAGAAAGTAAAAAGTTATTCTCAAGACTACAACGATTTAAAACTTGCCAAGGCAGAATCCTTTGAAACAAGAAAATTACAGTCAGCTAATAAAAGAGCTGAAGAGGGTAGAGGAGGACAAAAAGATGATTTAGGAGATTTAGAAGGTTTATCAGAAACATTTCTTGGTTTTCAAAAGTTTTCTTTTACCGATGAAGTTAGAGGATTTGCAAATTTTTTAGCTAATACTTTTACATCAAGAGGAAGTATGACTAAAAAAATGTATGAAAGTAAATTAACACATCAAAATATTCAAGCTAAGTTTAGTAAAACTATAGAAAATACAATGTCTAACTTAGACTCAGCTTTACAAAATATTTTTAAAAATACTAAATTAAATCAAGATGAAGTTTTTGATGACCTTAGTTTACTATTATTTAGTGACTACAGAGTTCCCGGCATTATAACAAGTAAAGGAACTAAAGCTCCAATAACACAGCGAGGAGAATTTTTAAAAAAGCTTAATCAATTTCCTGAAGAGGCTAGACCATTTATTTTAGAAGCTAGAAAATTACAAGATGATTTAAGTAAGCTTTTAATTGACTCTCCATATATAAGTAAAGTTGATAAAAAGAAACTAACAGACCAGTTAGGGTTCTATGCAAAAAGAAGTTATCAAGCATTTGAAGACCCGAATTATAAACCTTCTATTGCACACTTTAATGCAGCTAAAGATTATCTTAGAACTAAAATTATTGCTGCTAATCCTAATGCTAGTCCAGCTAAAATTGAAAAGAAAGTTAATGGTGCAATGGACAAACTTGCGAAGAAAAAAGGAGCATATAAAGATTTAATAATAGAAGAAGGTAAATTAGCAGGTCTTAATAAAAACATTTTAGAAAAAAAACGAAAAGTACCTAAAGTCATTAGAGATTTTTATGGAGAAGTATCTAACCCTCTTGAACGTTTAACTGTTTCTATGAATAGAATTACTAGGTTTGTAACAGACTTAGATTTTTATGAAGAGTTATATAAAAATGGAAAAGGAATTTATTTTTTCGATAAAAAACCTGATAGAGGTTTTGATATAAAAATACCTTCAGGTAAGAAAAAGTTTAAAAGTAAAAAAGCTAGAGAGGATGCAACTATTATAGAACCTTTTGGTGCTTTGTCTGGTAAATATACAAGTCCTAACTTAGTAAGATTTTTTAATGAAAGAGCAAAAATTAATAAACCTGCTGGTTTTGAAGAACAGGCAAATAATGTATCTGGACAACTTGCACAGGGTATGTATAAAATTGGAATGTATTGGAAAGGATGGTCTCAAAAAATGAAAACAGTTTTTAATATAGGAACTCACTTTCAAAATGTTGGAGGGGGTGCTCATGCTACTTTAGCACAAGGAGTGTATGGTAGTGGAAGTTTAAAAGACTTTAGAAAGTCTTGGAGAACGATTGTAGATAATTTCCGTAAAAAAACAGATAAAAAGCAGCAAGAATATGTTGAAGAATTAGCAGGTCTTGGTATTTTAAATAAAGGTGTAGTAGCTAGAGAAATTAGAGGACTAATGGATGACTACGCAGATATTAAAGGACCTTTTGATGTTCTAAGTAAAAAAAAATATAGAAGAAAATATTTACAAAATATAAAAAATAAAGCTGCTAAGTTTGATAGAGGTATAACAGATGTCTATGTTGCTGAAGATGATTTCTTTAAAATACTGATGTATGAATATGAGTTAAGGCAATTACAAAAATTTAATAAAGCTTTACCGAAAGATTACGATGGATATTTTAAATTTAAAAACGATGCAGATATAAAAGTAGAGGCAGCTAGTAAAGTAAGGAAAACTTTACCAAATTATGATATTATTCCTCCTAACTTTTTAAGTTTAAGAAGAATTCCTTTGGGTAATTTCTTTTCATTTTTAGCAGAGTCTACTCGTATAGCTTTTACAAGTCCTAAAGTTGCTTGGGATGAAATTACTTTAGGAAATAAATTAATAAAAGAGGGATTAACGGAAGCTGGTAGCATACTTCGTAATAGAGGAATAAAAAGAGCAGCATTTCAAACAACATTTGGATTTGCTGGAGAAGCTTTTAAGGTAGCAGGTAAAGCAGCTTTAAAAGGTACAAAATATAGTGCTTACGCAGGTGCTGGATTAATGGGCTATCATGCTTTTAATAGATATGTTACAGGTATAGATGAACAACAAGAAAGAGATTTAAAATTATTCACAGCTCCTTTTATGCAGAATGATAATTTAATGTTCACTAGACATCCTGAAAATGGTAAGCTGTTAATGTTTAATACGAGTCGCTATGATTTTTATGATTACCCTAAAAAATTAATAAATGTAATACCTAAAATAATAGATGAAACAGAATTACCTGAAGGAGATGTTGATGGACTTATTTTAAGAAGTCTTGAAGATACATTAATTCCTTTTTTTGGAGAAACAATGCTTGGTGATGTAGTGACAGATTATTTTATACAAGGGGGTAGAGATAATGATGGTAGGCTTTTAAGAAGTAAATATCTTAATCCCGGACAGCAATATGACCCGGATGAAGGTGTATTTAGTAAAGACAACTTAATGATATTAATAGAAAAATTAGCAGAAACAATGTCTCCCGGAACACTTGTTCAAACAAAAAGATATATAGATACTTTAGGAGAAGAGGAAACTGGCTTTAAACAAGAAATTTTTGAAGGCTTAGAATTGTTAAGAATGGTAACAGGTCTAGGTGTAACCAATATGGAAGATGAATATTTAGAAGCTGTTTTTGACTATAAGACAACTCAGTTTTTACGTAGAAAAAACTATTTGCAAAATGAGCTTAGAAGATTTGCAGAAAAAGCAGGGAGTAATGAACAATTATTAAACAATATTAAGAATGTTCATACTAAGTATAATGAAGCAATGACTGATTATTATAGATTAATTCAAGCATCAAAACGTTTAGGGTTAAATTTTAGACTAATAATGAAAGATAAAAATGTGCCTACACCATTAAGAATAAATTTAGGAGTAGATGTAGATGAAAATGTTATTAGTTCTGCAGGTTTTAGACCTCTAGATTATTATACAAATAACTTTAGAGACTTAATTAGAGAAAATAAAAATTTAAATCTGTCAAAAATAAATCCTTTAATAGATGACTTACATAGTAGTTATAGAGCTATGCCATTATTAGACTACGATGTAAAAGAAGAAGCTAGAGAAAGAGTTTCTAAATCTACTGGAGGATTAATAACAGGAACTGAAGATGTGCCTTACACTGAAGAAAATCCTGCAGATAGAATTAATCCATATACAGGAGAACCATACAGTGAAACTTCGCAAGGTGTCTTAGCTACTTTAAAATCTAGACAAGGAGATAGAGTTCCTAAAACATACGGTGGTTTGTTAAAGAACTTACAAAAACGTAAAAAGTTTTATGGAGGACTTTTTGTTAACATTTCTAAAGCCATAGGTAAAGGCAAGGTAATTCCTGCAGAAAAGATATTAAACGAACTACCGGATAAAGTTTACCGTGGTGGTACAAGTAGAATAGTAAATAGCCCGGAAGGAACTAAATCTGTATTCGCTGCGAGTGACCCGTATCATGCTCAAACTTATGCTTCTCCAGATGCATTTCCAAAAGTAGAGGCAAGTGATGGTAAATCTTTACTTATTCCTAAATCAGAATATGGACTGCATGAAATAGATATTAGCTCTGCTAAAAAGCCATACGTTTTAGATGCCCCTACTTCTAATATGAGATTTAAAATTAGAACTAAATTACAAGAACTAGAAAATAAATTTAATGATATGGACTATGTATCTAATGTAGCAGACGATGATTTGTTTGATGCTTTAGGAGTTTTATTAGGTAGGGCTGAAGGTAGTTTAAAAGTTGACTCTGGAGATTTTGCAAGGATAGCTAGGACAGCCGGTGATTTTTTAAGAAAAGAAGGTTTTGATTTAATAATTGATAATCAAACTTTAAGAAAAGGTTTTGTTAATAGTCCTGATGCAGAGCTTTATGTTTTAGGAGACTTCCCTGTTAAAGCTATAGATGACTTTGTTCCTCCAAAAGTACAAGAGCAGACAACTAAACAAACAAACACCGTAAAAGTTCCAACATGGTTTAAGGAAACTAAAGTTAAAACTAATGTAGACCCTGCTGATGCTCAAAAAACTCAAGTAGGTATAACCTCTGGAACTTATAAAAAAGTAGTGCCTCTATTAAAAGAAGGTAATACTTTAGACTATGGTGCAGGATTAGGACAAGGAGCTAAAATTTTAAATGCCGATAGCTATGAGCCGTTTCCTAAAAAAGGATTTACCCCAACCGTTGAAGATACTACTGTACTAGATAATTTTTCATACGATAACATAGTAAGTTTAAACGTTCTTAATGTAGTTCCACCGGATACTAGAAAAGATATAGTTTTAGAAATTGGTAGACTTTTAAAGAACAACGGTAAGGCTATAATTACTACTAGGGGTTCTGATATTTTTGGTAATCAAAATAATATTACGAAAGGTGTCTTGTCTAAATTAGAAGATGGTGCTATAATTACAAGTAGTGGTACTTATCAAAAAGGTTTTACCAATCAAGAACTAAAAGAATATGTCAGTGGTATATTAGGAGAAGGTTATGAAGTGACAACTCTTAAAGGGCTAGGTAAAGCTGGTGTACAAATTGAAAAAGGTATTTTTGCTAAACACGCTACTAAAGCAGACTTTGATAAATTTGATTTAAACTACATGGGAACTGGAGAAGGTGCACAAGTTTATAGTGATGGTATTTATTTTGCAGAGGCTGATGAAGTAATTTCATTTTACAAACAATATTTTGATAAAGAATTAGCTAGTACTAAAACAGTTGTTTATAAATATGGGGATGATGTTTTAGATACTTTTGTAGCAAAACCACAGGTTGAACTATCTGCTCAACAAAAAAAATATTTTACAGAAATAAATCCACTTTCAAAAATGGTTGACGATGCTTTAGAAGCTATTAAAAAACTTCAGAAGTACGATATACTAGATGAAGATTATAATTTTAAAGTTTTAGGTAAGACGCAAGAAGTAATTACAAGAATAGCTTCACAAAAATCCAAGCAACTAGGAAAAGATTTTAAACTTAATAAAACACAGCAAGATAAACTTTTAGACATTTTAATATCAAATCCTAAAACCTTTACAAAATATGAAAAAACAGAACTTATAAGCGATGATACTTTAAAATTTCAGAGACTAATATCCTCAATAATTAATCCAGATATATTTTCGATGAGAGCAAATGGGTTGAGATATGACCTTTCTTCCTCATTAAGTATTGCTGGTACTAGGACTTTAATTCCTAACACAGTAACTGATGCAGGTAGAGCTAGTGGTTATGGTAAATTAATATTTGATACCAGCCCAGATACATTTTTTATGTTACAAGAATACAGTAATGACCCAGTGATAACTAGACTTGTCGTAGAGCAACAACTACAAGTTTATGAAAATCGTCAATTATTTTCTAAGTTAGGTATTGTACCATTTGAAAATTTAGGTGCTAACACTAGATTAAAAGAGTATGTAGCTTCACTTAAGAACGAAAATGTAGATACTATTGATTTTAAAGAGATATATAATGCAGCACAAACATTAGGGCAGGGTCGATTCTTCCTTACTAGACGTGATTACATTAGGATGTTAAAAGAACTAGAAGAAATTACACCTAAACTTGTTAAAGAAACTAAAGAAAATAAAGTTGCAAAAATTTTAGAAGTATATATTAAAGCAAAAGATGAAAACCTAATAGATTGGGATAAGAAAATTAGTCAGCAGTCTGAGGAAGTTCAAGAAAGTATAGGTAAATTATTTTATGATTTAATGAATAAATTAGACAACAATCTTTTACCAAAGTCTGCAGAAGCAAGAAGTGAGCTCAGACAATTAAAAGAGATTATTCGAGACTATGAAAACGAATTTACTGATGTAGAAGAGTTAATAGATTATTATAATTCTGGAATTACACAAGATTTTCCTACTTTATCAAATTCATTTATTGATTTATATAAATTAAAATTTGAACAAAACATTACAAAGTATGGTGTAAAAGGAGTTAAATATTTAGATGGTGTTAGTAGAGGTCAAGGAAGAGGAACTTATAATTATGTAGTTTATGATACTGACATAATTAATATATCTAAAAAATACGGAGTTGCTTTACCATTTGCTGCAGCTTACTTTGCACAACAAGAACAGATAAAACCTAACGTAGAAGATGACATATAAATACTTTACAGAAGATGAACTAAAATGCAAACACACCGGTCTATGTGATATGGACTGGGCATTTATGCAGACAGTTGAAAGGATTAGAGAACGTTGTGGTTTCCCTTTCAAAGTAAGCAGTGCTTATCGTTCTCCAGAGCATCCCATAGAAGCCAAAAAGAGCACCCCCGGAGCTCATTCTTCTGGTAAGGCTATGGACATACTTGTCAACGGAGAACAAGCCATGACACTCGTTAAAATAGCTCTGGAAGAGGGTATTAATAGGATAGGAGTTGCACAAAAAGGAGACCGTGCTTCGAGATTTATTCATATCGACATGGATAACTCACGAGCCACTCCTCGTATTTGGAGCTACTAATGTTAATATTATACAGAGAAAGAGATTTAGACGAAGCATATAGAATAGATTGTAAAGCTAGAACCAAAGGTAGTGAGCCTTGGATAAAACGAGAAGACTTTAGAAACATCTATGAAGCTTTACTAGATACATACTTTACAAATTCTGTAGAAAAAAAACTAGAGAGAAAAGAACAAGACGTTGCTGAATATGTTATTGAGCAAGTTAATAAAGCTCTAGAAAGAACTATAGACTTTGACCCTGAAATAAAATAATATGAACTTAGAACAATACTATGTCGAGGCTATCGGCTTTATAATAACTTTGCTAACTGGTCTAGCTGTGAAAGACTGGTCTATGTCTTTTGTAAAAGGTGCTTCCTTTAGACTTAGCAACTCTTTTAAAGAAGGAGACAAAGTTATTCTCGATGGACAAGTAGCAATGATAATTAAAATAGGGTTTACCCAGACTGTATTCGGGGTATACTCAGATGATGGATATACATGGAGGTATATTCCCAATCAAAAGATAGATTCTATAAAACTTGAAAAAGTTGTAGACCAAGATTTACATGCTGACTCAGCTATGGAGAAAGCAGAAAAACTTAGAAAAATATTGGAGGCAAAAGATGTTTGAAACATTAATAAAACCAGTGAGTAATTTAGTTGGTAAGCTAGTAAAAGATAAAGACTTACAAGCCCAACTTGACCACGAACTAAAAACACTATTTCATCAGGCTAATCTAGCACAGGTAGAAATAAATAAACTTGAAGCTAAAGGTAATTGGTTTCAATCTTCATGGCGACCATTAACAGGGTATGTTTGTGTTGCCGGATTAGCTATTAACTTTTTAATTTCACCAATCGCAAAAGGTTTTGGTATAGATATACCACAAGCTGATGCTAGTGTAATGATGCCACTTCTAACCGGCATGTTAGGAATTGCCGGAATGAGAAGTTATGACAAACTAAAACAAACAGATTCAAAATAATTTTAACCAATGCTTATGGAGGTAAAAAAAGCTAGTGAAAAATGGCAATGGCGAGGATTTCTGTGTCCTCTGTATCCTGTTCTGGATAACAATGACAGTAATGTATGCTTCAATTACAGCACTATAAGAACTACTTTATAAAATCTAGTTCACTCTGAAAATAATTATGTAAGGTGGAAAATTTCTTTTTCCCTGCCTGTAGGATAGTCTTAACTATCTCATTCTCGTCTCTAGTTTTAAATACCTTATCTACTTCTTCTACCGGTAGCATACTTAACTCCGTAACAATATCGTTGTTAGCAGTAAGCACTACTTTAAAACTTATTATATTAGCTTCTTTCTTCTTCGCCATTATTCTCCTCCATGGATGCGAAAGTTATTTGGTCTTGTCTTCCTCTTAATCCTGCCTTCATGTATGAAGTAGCACGACCCTCAAAAAAGTTTTGATGTTCAACTCCCATAACTTCATCTAACCAACCTAACGGATTCTCCCTCTGGTCAAAGTTTGTTTTGAGTCCTAGTTGTAGCAGTCTTCTATCTGCTATATATCTATTATAGGCATACATATCTTTCTTAGTTAATCCTTGTATGTCTCCCATATCAAACACTAAGTCTAAGAATTTATCTTCAAGTTCTACCATGTGTCTACATATATCGTATAATTCTTTTTTAAACTTGTCAGTCCATATTTCTATGTTCTCTTGAATAAACTCTCTAAAAAGTTTTGTCATGGCTTCAACATGCATTGACTCATCTCTAATAGAATAGGTAACTATCTGACCCATACCTTTCATTCTACCGAACCTTGGAAAGTTTAACAAGATTGCAAAGCTACTGAACAGTTGTAGTCCTTCAGTAAAAGCTGAGTACACTGCTAAAGTTTTTGCAATACTTTCTTTATCTCTTTTAGTTGTTTTCAAATTACTAATGTACTCGTGTTTGTTAGACATCTCTTCGTATTCGGAAAAAGCTTTGTACTCTATCTCAGGCATACCGACAGTATCTAACAATAAACTATAAGCATGTTGGTGTATAGACTCCATGTTAGCAAATGAACCCATCATCATTCTTGCTTCTGGTTTTTTAAATATTCTCATGTATCTATCTATATAACCAGAACCAACATCTACATCAGACTGTGTAAACAACCTGAATATTTGTGTTAATAAGTTCTTTTCAGTATTAGATAACTCTTGCCAATCTTTAACATCTGTATGTAAAGGTACAGACTCTGGCATCCAATGCATTTGATTTTGTAATACATAGTAATCAAACATCCATGGGTTATCAAATGGTTTGTAGTAATCTCTTGTTCCTAATAAGCTCATTAAAAATCCTCCTGTAATATTTCTAATTTTTCTGAAGCACTCGAATATTTTTTTATAAGTTTATCCATAGACTCGACAACATTAGGGTGGTCTGCTACGGCTACTTTGTGTTCAAAAAATACTTCAAGGTTAGCTTTAGCTTCTGCTTTTTCTGCTTTGTATTTTGTTTCTAGAGCTTTATACAATAGTGCTCCTGAATATTTAGTCATAATAATTTTCTCCTCTAGGTAAATAAACTACAACAAAAGCTCTACAATTAGGACAGCTTAAATTTGTTTCCATCGTAAACTCTTCGTTTTCTTCTTCAATATCGTGGTCTCCACCCCAAATTAATTCTGTATTACAGTGCCAACATTTCATAATAATTACCTCCTTATGGTTTAAGAAATTCTGGTTTGTCAAAAAAGATTAGCATTGTAATGAAAGGTAACAATCCTATACCAATTACAAAAATAGACGGTATTATTACTGCCCAGAGTAAAGGCTTTTCTGCCATGAAGTCTAAGTCTTTATTATTCATACCTTTCTTTTTATCTTCTTCAGTGTACTCTGGATAAGATAAAGAATCTTCAAATCTTTTAACATGTTTTGGTTTCATAAAGTATCAATGTAAGCTTGTAAATTTTTCATATCTTCAGAAGATAAGTTAGCAGCTTGACCCCACATAAGAGCAGACTGTGCACCTCTAGTTTCTCCGTTTTTATATTGCATTAACATTTTTACAATAGACGTACTGCCAGATAGTTTCGGTCCAATACCTCCTTCTCCTTTCATGCCGTGACACATATTACAGTTAACATATATCTTAGCACCTTTGTCAGCAGGTGTTTCTGTTTGCATTGCAACTCTTTTTGCTTCTAGTTGTTCTGTAAATGTACCATACTTTGCAGTGTATTCTTTGTAACATTCGCCTCCACAACCGTGTACGTCTCCGTACCCAGACACTTCTGCATTTATGATAGTTGTATATAGTATTCCACCAATACCTAGTATACTAACTATTAACATTGCTATACTGTGTTTCATATTATCCCTCACAAGCTATACATTCCACATCATCTAGCTTTATTCGTGGAACTTTTATATTAACATTCTCTGCTGCTCTAGCTGCATCAGACCTAAAATAATAAAGTGATTTTAAATTATGCATACCGTACCAGTGAACATCATTTACATATTGCATATATGTATCGTGAGCATCTTGTTCTTCAGTGGCTTTCGGTAACACAAAAAATAAATTTATTGACTGACTCTGACAAAGAAACTCTTGTCTTTTATGGGCATGTTCAATAATCCATATTTGATTTATCTCATTTGCAGTTTTAAATAATTCTTTTTCAGTATCGTCTAACATAGACAGATGTTGTATTGAACCGTTTTTACCGGCAATGTCTTTCCAAACGTTGTCAAGTTCTTCTCCTTTCAACCCTTTACTTCTTAAAACTTTTTCTAAGTATTTATTTTTTACTTGATAAGAACCTGATAAAGTTTTATGAGTAAAGACGTTTGCTCGATAAGGTTCTACTGAGGGAGACGTACCAGCACATATAATACTACTACTAGCGTTAGGAGCAACGGCAAGGAGATTAGCATTACGCATCCCAGAACCAGATACATCAGGTGCTTCACCACGAGTATCAGCCAGTTCCTCACTAGCTTTCGTAGCTTTCTTTTTAATGTGTTTAAACGCTTGATAGTTGAATCCCGTAGCTTGGATTCCTTCAAAAGGTATGCCGTTTGATTGTAGATAGGCATGAAAACCCATCGCACCCAATCCCAAAGAACGTTCTCTGTAAGCTGAATAAGCAGCTTTTGTAAAGCCTTCTTTGCCTTCCTTGACATATCCTTTAAATCTTTTAAAGTTTGCATTATATTCTCCCAGTTGTGATGTGTCAATAGCATTCTCAATAAAATGTTGTAGAACATTATCTAACATAGTTATTAAATCTTTTATAAAGTAATCATCTTTAGACCATTCATCATAGTGTTCTAAATTAACACTAGATAAACAACACACTGCCGTTCTTTCTTCGTTAGTAGGTAAGGTTATTTCTGAACATAGGTTACTTTGTTTTATTTCTAAACCTAAGTCTTTCTGTCCTTGGGGTAAAGCATCATTACAGTTGTCTATATTTATCATGTAAGGCTCTCCTGTTTCTGCTCTTGCATAAATAATCTGCCACCATAACTCTCTAGCATTTATAGTTTTAACTGCTTCGTTTGTTTTAGGGTCTATCAATCTCCAGTCTGTATCATCTCTGACAGCTTTTAAAAAATCATTAGTGATGTTAATACCGTTGTGTAAGTTTAAACACTTTCTATTTATGTCGCCACCAGACTCTTTTCTCATGTTTATAAACTCTTCAATCTCTGGATGAGATATATCCATGTAAGCAGCGTAACTGCCTCGTCTAGTTACACCTTGATTAAAGGCTAACATTTGAGAATCAACTACATGGATGAATGGAATGCTTCCAGTAGAACGACTCCCACTAGAAGTAGAAATACCATTACTCCTAATATCTCCCCAGTATCCACCAATTCCACCCCCCGAACTAGCCAACCAAATATTTTCGTCATAATGAGAAGATAGCCCATCACGACTATCGGGAACATAATTGAGAAAACAGCTAATAGGTAGCCCACGAGTTGTTCCCCCGTTGCTAAGTATAGGAGTGCTAAACATGAACCAACAATCGGAACTGTAGTTATACAGTCTTTGAGCCATTTCATAATCCGTAACACCCTTGAAGGTGGCAGCAAATACTGCAGCCCTAGCAAAAGCTTCTTGTGCATGTGTTTCTTCCTCCCAGAAATATCTATCTCTTAATGTATCTAAACTAAACTTGTCTAGCTTTTTTTCTTTATCGTAATTTATCTCAATACCTAAATAAGGTTTTTGTCCTACTTTATCTTCTACAATAAT